TCTGAAGTTACAATGCCAGGGTTGACAGGAGTGGTGAACAAAATCTTGTCACTTAGGTCGGTTGGGGACCAAGTAAACTGCGTCAGATAAGACTCTCGATGAGTCAAGTAATCTATAGACATTTCGTCCACTCCGTCTAGCCCTACTGTTCTGGGATCAATACTTAACTCTTGTTTAGAATCAAGCGCCAGTGAGAACACTGGCTCACCACAGTCTGTAGAGGCTAGGTTTGAGAAGTTCGCCGGGCGGACATGCCTAGGAGCTTCCAGTTGTTTTGGTCGGGAGAAACCAAAAATGCGGGCTATTGACGCTATGGCACCAGATCCAATCTCAGTGGCTAGCGCAAATGGCCCGATGACGGGCAAATCTTTCAACCGTGAAGCCACAGCAGCAATTGCTGCAGCTGGTTTAGAGATCAGCCCGTCAGTCCGCTGCTCTGATCCCTGAGGAGTGAAAACAGCGGATGTAGTTGGAATTGATAATTCCACTTCTTCCGCCCAAACATATATGGATAAATTCACAGTGCCAGTCCCACCATTAGCAGACTGAACTGGAGTAAACCCATTAATATGAATAGTACCCATACTAGAGAAATCAGTAATCTCAGGTACTCGAATAGCATTCTTGGGAGTAACGAAAGGCAAACAAAGGCACCCGCCAGTATTGGACGACAAGTCAGCAATAATGTGGGGTCTTTGGCTCCGTGACTGAAGACGAGTGCCTGTAGTTTCAGGCACCTGACTGTCAACAGGGTACGGATTGTAGGATACAAGTATCTTCCCATACATAAAAGGGGAAGCATTAACCACAACTTTGACCATAAGTTTACATTTGAGTAGGTAATAATTATCGATCTTCTTAGCAACCGCAGGATGAGAGAAAAAGTCCTCCCACACGGGCAATGAAGTGTTGAGCGTAGCACCAACAGCAGTACTGGTGCTAACAAGCCTAACAGGTCTTGACAAAAACGTACCCAACTCGGTGTTGGTCGTCGTGGGTTGGTGGAAAGTATGATCCGGATTCGAATCAATTACGTTATGATGTGCTGGTTCCATATCAACAAATCCAACGTTTTCCTGCGTGGTTTCTACACCACATTCGTCGATTGACTCCGACGTGAGTTGTGTTTGATTTAAATTAGCCATAAATATAGGGTATTAAATAAATAAGCCGAACAGGGATAAGCGCAAGCGACAACGGCTATGCATGCGCCCGATTGTTATTTTACCGTGTACAGGTTCATACACCAGTCCTATCGTGGACCATTAGACCTCGAACCATTTATATTGCGCGCCGATGAAACGCATAAGTTTAGGGTACTATACGAGTGGTGTTCCAAACACCGACTCGTAAATTTGGTTGAAGTCAGCAAGAACTCTATCGTGAGGGTTCTTACGCAACAAATGCAAGTCCAATGAACGTGCAATCGCCTCGAGTTTCACATTATTGGCCAGGAAAGTCTCCTTGCCATACTGGAAATACTCGCGGTTTGCACTATCAAAAATAGCAAGCATCTGGACTTCTTCTGTCTCCACCTTAGATCGGTTCCATACCGACATACTGCGGACAATAGATTTTTCATCCATAGGGCACGACATCCAGGGATATCCTGGGTGTTGCACCCATCTCCTTTTTAGGAAACTAACCTCATCAATATTAGTATAAGGCTCTGTTGGTTTTTCTTTCTTGTCGGTCGTGTAAACAAGACCTTGAGTGTCCAAGAAATTAGCGATCGCAATGTGATTAAACCACGGGGCTGCTGGATGCACTCCCATGACGTTGTCGTCACCATACGTTCGCAAATTTACTCGGTCACTAAAAACCGAATTGTCACCAGGGGGTCTCAGCGCGATGAACGCAATTCGCATGTACAAAGAATTGACAATAGAATTGATCGTCGTCGTGAGAGAACATCCTGATGGCATTGTCCCCAAGAACATAACCAGATCACCACAAAAGTTCGTAAAAGCGAAAATCGTGTCTGTAGCAATTGTGTCCAGCACGTTCTCTACTTGCACGCGGTCAAATCCAGGTACTAAAAACCTCAGGATGAAACGCTTGAGCACGTAGAAAGCTTGTGCTAGAACAGCTGCTTCCTGGTCCTTGTCAAAGTGAGCGTGGTCACCGCCAATACCATTAGCTTTGCCATAGGCAATGAGCGATTGGTACATGCGTTGCCACTCTATACTCTCGGGGTTGATCCCAACGGCACACTCAAAAATGTCATGGTGTTCCTGGATGAACTTAATCGTTGTGATATAGAACATCCTGGTTAACAGAGTGAAACCGAAGTTGCATCCAGAGAAGATCCGCACCTTGTCTCTAGGTTTCCCAGCTCGATTGGGTTCCTTGGACATGGGCACGGGTTCATCCTTCAGCGTTGCCTGGAAGATCGGACT